AAAATTCTCGCTATCACATATGTTTCACGGAAAAACGGCACAAAACGGATTACCGCTTATGCCGATGACTATATTTACACAATCGAAGCCGGGAAGCTGGTGAGCACGGAACGAAACATTATAGGGATTATCCCGATTGTGGAATTCCGAAACAACCGTGACAGGCAGGCCGCGTTTGAACCGGCACTTTCCATCATGGACGCCGCTAACATCTGTAATTCAGACAGGCTGAATGATCTTGCACAATTTGTCCAGGCAATTCTCTGGTTACATAACTGCCGTATTTCTGACAGTCAGGAACAGAAATTACGGGATGCGGGGTTTATTCAGACGAGCACAACGGCAGACGGAAAAGAAGCGAAGGTTGCATATGTGTCGGCAAGTCTGAATCAGTCAGAGACGCAGACAATCGCCGATTATCTGGATGCACAGATTTTATCCATTTGTGGGGTTCCCGGAAGAGATTCTGCTTCTGGTGGCAACACAGGAGCGGCAATACTGCTTTCCAACGGATGGCAGCTTGCGGAGACACAGGCGAAGACAACAGAAATTACGTTCGCAGGTTCTGAAAATGAACTGCTTCGTGTGATTCTCGCGATCATACGCAACACGGAAGGAATGCCGGACGGTCTACAGACGCTTCGCCCGTCAGACGTATTGGTGAAGTTCACAAGAAATAAAACTTATGACCTTGTTTCCAGAACCACAGCACTTTCTAATCTCATCAACATGGGAATTGATCCGGAAAAGGCAATTTCTGTTGTAGATATATTCGATGACTCTCAGCAAGTCACAATCGATTCGAAAGACAGAATCGACAAGATTCTGTTTAAAGTGGGGCAGATGGCAGAACAGAAAATCAGCACCCAGATAACTCCTGTTGATGGTGTGAAGGGAGCTGATGATGTACACGCAGAACAGGGAACGGAGAACGATGCCGCTCAGTAAGTTAAGTTTTGACGAACTGAACAGACCGGAATACGAAGAATATTTTTCCAAAGTTCGTGTTTCGGAAGAAGAGAAGCAGAAGCGCATAGAAACGGCTTTGCAGATTGAGGAAGCGGCGTTGTTGGGATTCTCGACCGTACAGTATGATCACCAGATCAACCAGATGATTAGTTGGTTGAGTTTACAGAGGGCTCTGCAGGAATCGTTCAGGAAAGTTGCGAAACAGTATGTTGATGACGATTTCATGGAAAATCACGTGAGAAACACGGCGTTGAATATCGCACTCACAACTTACCAAAATCTACAGGATAACTACTCAGAAGACAGTTATTGGTTATCTGATGATAGGGCTGTAAGTATCGCAAAGACAGAATCAAGCGTGATTCTTGACCACACAGAGTATGCCGAAGCCAGAAGAAAAGGCTATAGATACAAACGATGGGATACGGTAATGGATGGGAAAGAACGCGAGACTCACGGAGAAGCAAATGGACAGATCGCTTTGATTGGTGAGCCGTTTGAAGTTGGAGGAGCTTTGATGATGCATCCGTGTGATGATTCTTTAGGAGCAGGGGCAGATGAAATTGTAAATTGCAGATGTTCTTGCACATTTCTGAAATAATCGCCCACAAGGGCGTTTATATATGCACTAGAGAAAGCGCAAAACAAATATCGCAAAACAGTGTAGAGAAACACTTTAATAACGCAAAGGAGAATATAAATGGCAGACGTTGAAACCAACACAAACAATCAGGGTACAGGAGAACAGACTCAGACTCAGAGCCAGAACAACGATACAGACAACAATCAGTCTGTAGAGCAGATGCTTGCAGAGGTTATGGCAGAGAATAAACGGCTGAAAAAGGCTGTAGATAAGGCCAGTTCCGAAGCCGCTAACTACAAGAAGCAGTTCATGAGTACGAAATCAGAAGCCGACAAGGCGGCGATTGAGAAAGCAGAGAAAGACGCGAGTATCAAGGCCGAGCTTGAAGAACTCAGAAAAGAGTCCAAAATCAATAGGTTTAAGGCGAATTTCTTAGGTTCTGGATATTCGGACGATCTTGCACAGAAAGCGGCAGAAGCGATGTATGAGAATGACACAGACGCGTTGTTCCAGTTACAGAAGCAGTATTTATCCGAACACGACAAAGCCGTAAGAGCAAAACTCATGAAGGATATGCCCGCACCCGCTATTGGAAATGATGAAAGCGTCTCCATGACGAAAGCAGAGTTTGAGAAGCTTGGATATAGGGACAGGCTGAAACTGAAACAGGAGCACCCGACCGTATATCACCAGCTTGCCAAATAGTTTTTTACCGACTATCCGCTTAGAGGGTAGCCGCTGACCACTAAAAGTTTGTGGTAGAAAGGGATTCACATGGCAGCAGTAGATACTATTAATGGAACTTATCTTGCTTCGTTGTTTGACCCCGAAGTAATCGGGGACTACATCAACAACAAACTGACGGACGCGATTAAGCTTTCGCCGCTCGCAACCACTTATAACAACCTTGTAGGACAGCCGGGAGACAAAATCAAACTTCCGTACTACAACTACATCGGCACTGCCGCAAAGGTAGAAGAGGGACAGGATATCCCGATCAAGAAACTTGCTGAGCAGACCAAAGAGGTGCAGATTGTAAAGTACGGCATCGGTGTTCAGGTTACTGACGAAGCCGTTCTCTCCGCATACGGTGACACCATCGGACAGGCAACCTACCAGATTGCGCTTTCCATTGGTTCCGGCGTTGATGACGCGCTGTATACCGCACTTTCAGGAGCAACTCTGAAAGCATCCAACACGTCTGCAATGTCGGCAGATGTAGTAGCAGATGCACTTACTCTGTTTGGTGAGGACATTGATGGTGAAAAGGTTCTGCTTACAGACCCGACAGGATATGCGGTTCTGAGAAAAGCGAACGGATGGATTCCGGGAACAGAAGTTGGTGCTAACATGATTATGTCTGGCACTGTCGGAATGATTCACGGTTGTCAGGTTGTTGTCTCCAACAAGATGAAGGGTAAGAAAGCCGCTTACATCGTTAAGCCCGGCGCACTTGCAATCTACACAAAGAGAGACGTTCTGATTGAGACTGATAGAGATATCATCAACAAGTCCACAGTAATTACGGGAGATAAGCATTTCGCTACCTATCTGCTTGATGAGAGCAAGGCAATCGCTATTCCGATTACAGCAGGAGCATAATTTATGGGTATGATGATTCGAAGGCACAAAACCGACAAAAAGCCGGGTGAAAAAAAGCCCGTTGAAAAAAAGCCAGAACCGCCCGTAAGACGGACAAGAAAAACAAAATGAGGAGGTGTAGAGGATGGATGAACTGAAATCAGCCGTGAAAGAAATCTTAATTGCATATCTTCCAGATGAAGCAGGGAATCCCATCCTCGACACTCTTGTAAATAGGGCTGTCCAGTCATACCAAAACTATGTGAACTATCCTCCGGATATGGAAGAGACAGACATAGAATCGGACATGAAGGACAACCTGTATTGCATTTCCGATCTTGCTTTGTATGCGTTCAACAAACAGGGCGCTGATTTCGAATCCATGCATAATGAAAATGGTGTTTCTAGAACGTATGAAGATAAGGGTTCGATTTTCATAGCACACGGAGTATTCCCATACGTGAGGGTATGACATGAGAGGTTTGGAGATACAGAAACAGAACGTATGGTTTGTCGAAAAAACCACAGACGATTCTATGTATGAGGCCACAATCACATACAGTAAGCCGGTAAAAAAGCGTGTTTCTGTATCCGCAACCGCCAGTATGCCGGACGAAAATTACGCCGGTACAGTCCCTTCATACGACAGATACATCACTTGTTTTGACAGAAAGTTCTCTCCGAAAGAGGGTACACTTCTCTATGTTGATGCAGAACCGGAACTTTCAGAAGATGGGAGTCTTGTTCTTGATGAATCCGGGAATCCGAAAACCGAAAACGACTATGTTCTTGTGAGTCGGATGGACACGAAAAAAGGCACGACAGCTAAATATGGGATAAAGAAAAAGAGTGAAGACAATTAAAGTTTCTCTCACAACAGAATCTTTATTGGATGCAGCCAAACAGATTGACCGCTATTGCATACGGCTTGATGAAAAAAACAAAGAGTTTGTCAAAAGGCTAGGCGAAATTGGTTTGAATGTGGTAAATACCACAATGCAGAGTGTGCCACCTGTAGACCGTGGTGAATATACAGCAGAGGTCGTTGAACCCGTTATAGACGGAGATCACATGTCAGGCATAGCTTTGAATCTCTACGGAGATCAAATCATGTTCATAGAATTTTCATCAGGTGTCACCTTCGGTCAGACATCGTTCCCGAATTTACCGGATGGGAATTCCTACGGTGACGGGATGGGAACCGGAACATTCCCCGGTCAGAAATACGCGTACAGCCCCATCGGTTGGTGGTACAAAGACCGCTGGGGACAAAGACAGCACACGTACGGACTCAGAGCCAGCATGCCAATGTATAAGGCGGATGTTGAGATTGTCCAGTCCATCCGAAGGATAGCAAAAGAGGTGTTCGGATAATGCCATACATCTTAAACATAGATCAGAAAAAGATCGGTAATGCGTGGTCTAAATATGTTAACGCAAAGACCGGGATTAAGCATTTCGGCGGGATACCGAATACCGGGAAGAATGCCCAGTACCCATATGGGAACTTTCAAATCATCGGGAGGCCTACAAATTCGTTCGACCTTGAAAACAACGAAGATTCTGTTGATTTAACTGTACAGACAGATATTATGGTGTCCGATTCAGGTTCCAACAACCGGGTTGATAACACGCTTTACAGTGGAGACGCTGCGTGTGCTGAGTTTTTCAACAGCCTTGGCTTTCAGAGAATGGGCAACTCGGCAGTCACATATTCCACAACAACCGGGATAAAAATTATCACAAGCAGATTTATCTTCCGGAATTTTACCGGACAGTTTCTAAAAGAAATATAACCATTTACCGTATGTGCGCTTGAAGCACATGCGCTAACCCGAAAAAGTTACGGGAGAAAGGAACACACAATGGCAGATACAACTACCGCAAAAGCATTTTCTACTATTGGAACAATTCTGAAATGTGGGGGAGAAAAGCTTTGCAAAATCAAATCTTATCCGAAGATCGGCGGTTCTCCGGATCAGCTTGAGACTACAGACCTTGAAGACGAGGCGCAGACCTTTGTAGATGGTGTTCAGAAGATGGATGCTATGGAGTTTAAGGCAAACTATACTCCGGAGGATTATGACAAGGTTGTGGCGGCGAAGCCGG